TTAATCCAATGAAGGCTAGTATGGGAATTATGGGTGTAGGTATGGCTGCATCAATGCTTCCTGGACAGGCTGGAAATATTGCTGGTCAAGCAACTGGTGTTGCATTTGTTGCACAAGCATTAATGACACTTCCTGGCCCACTTAAATTAGTTGCAGGTGGTTTGGCAGCAACATATGGAATTATGAAAATAACTAATGCTCTTAGAGAAAGAGAGCGTCAAGCAATTGAAGGTCTTGGTAAGGCTGCAAACCTATCCTCTGGACAACTTGACAAACTTGGTGAAGTATTAGGATTTACACCATTAAAAAGTAATCTTGAAATGGCAAAGCCAGCAGTATCTGGTTTGACACCAGAAAAAAGTAAGCAAGTTGCAGAATTACAAAAATTATTGGGCAGCGATAAAGATTTTAAGAATCAGGTATCGGCATTAAAGAAGGCAACAAGTGAACAAGCAGATATTGTATTTAAATCACTTGCATTAAGATTAAGTGGACAAGGTGCAACAAAAAATGCAATTACAAACTATATATATGCATTACAACAAGAAGCAGGGAAAACAGATGTAAAGTTTGATATAAAAAGTATTGACCTTAAAACCAAAGAGGGACGTGCTGGACTTCAAAAATCTGTTGATGTATTGGTTAATGACTATGGAACTGCTTTTGCTAAAGGATTTAAATCTAAAAAAGTTATGTCAAGGGTAACTGGTCAAGTTTTTGAAATAGGAACAGCATCTGAAGATTTGAAGAAAAAATTAGCAACAGTATCTAATGTTTTGCAAAATACATTTATGGGGCTTGATACACAACTTCGTTCTGGAATCATTAACGCAGAACAATTTGGACAAGCGTTTGATGGCATATCTGCAAGTATTAATAAAATGCCAAAGGCTAATGCGTTATTCTTAATGTCTGAACTAATGAAATCTTTGCCATCAGAACTTGCTAAATCTGCATCAGGAATTAAAAATGTATCAGATCAGATGATGATTCTTAAAGCAGCAACTCTTGGTATAGCAGTTACTTCTTCAATGCTAGATACTCTTGCAATTCAGAATGGCTCTGGAGGAAACGAACTTGCAAAGGGAAGAATTAGATCACAATTAACAAAACAGATTAAAGATAGAATGAAGATGGCAGAAGATATTGCAAAATCTATTGCTGGAACACAGGGTGGGACTGGAACTCCAGGTCTTACAAATATTGAAAAATACAATAAAGCATATGCAATTATTAAAAATTTCTTTGATACACAAGAAGCATTAATTAGACGCCAAAGAAAATCTGAAGCAGATTTACTACAAGCAAAAATTGATAATGCTCAAAAAGCAGTAGATGCTGCACAAAAAGAAATTGATGCAAAACAAGAATTAATTGATGCAAATAGTCATGAAATAGATTTATTAAATCGCAAAGTTGAACTTAATTATGATCGCCCAATTCAAAAACTTCAAGATGAATCAGCAGTTTTAAACAACAATCTTGATATTATTCGTAATCAAGAAGACGGAATTAATAAACAGTATGATGCACAAATAACCGCACTTGAAAAAATTTCTTCACTTAATCAGGAAGTCGCAGCACAAGAAAAGTCAAGACTTACAATTGCTGATGCTTTAACTACTGGAGACATTTCTGCAGCAGCAGTTGCAATTCAAGAAGCAAGAGCACAAGCAGCAGCATCAAGAATACAGCAACAGCAAACAGCAATGGAGACATCTCGTCAACAGGCCCTTTCTGGTTTAACTGCTGGTGGAATGACTAAAGATCAAATTGAAGCACGTACATATCAAATTGGTCAACAAACATTTTTACTTGAACAACAGAAAAAAGCAATACAGGATCAAATTGTTATTATTCAAGATAAGAACTATGCTATTGAACAACAGATTTATGGAATTAAGCAAGCATCATTAGTTCCAAACCAAAAGATTGTTGACAGCACTTCTGAAATTCTTAGAAATTATAACGAAACAACAGATAAAATTGTTGCTAGTATTAAATATCTTGGACAAACAGCAGATGGATGGGAAGCAAATAGAATTAAAGTTGAGGCTGCAAATGCACAGATTGAGTTTACAAAGAAAAACCTTAATGATGCTAAATCAGCAGCACAAGCAATCTTTGATACATGGAATAAAATAACAAGCAAAGTTATTACTATTACAACCATTAATCAATCAGTTGGATCAACTACTAAGAAAATGTATGGCGGAGAAGTTAAATATATGGCTTCTGGTGGGGCAGTGGGTAGTGATACAGTCCCTGCAATGCTTAGCCCAGGTGAGTTTATAGTTAATAGATCAGCAGCAAAAACATTTGGACCAATGCTTAAAACTATTAATGAATCAAAATATCCATCAATGCTTGGATCAAGAGCATCTACAAAAGCACCAATTAATCATCTTTCAACATCTGTCAACGATAACTCCACAGCAGTGTATAATTATAGTCTAGGATTTAATATTAATGGAAATAACTCAAATGCTAATGATATAGCACGAGCCGTTATGACACAGATTAAACAAGTTGACGCACAAAGAATTAGGAGACAAAGAGCATAATGGCTACAAGCGCTTATATCTCTGGAAGAAAAAGATATCAAAGACCACAGGCAATTCTTTGGTCTGAAAATGCTGGAACACTAAGTAATGGAATATATGTTCCAAATGGCTATGAAGTTGGTGCAGATACAGAAGAGACAGATCCAGATTTATTAGATCAGTTTATAGTATTAACAGATCATAATCGTTCAGAAATGAATTTTGCTCAACAAAGAATTGAACAAAGAAAAAGAACAATTAATGGGCGTATGCGTTCATATCATATTGCAGATAAACTTAATATGACTGTTTCTTGGAATATGGTTCCATCAAGGTCATACGCAGGAGATCCAAATTTTAACACTACAACTGGAAAATCTTCAAACTTTAATACAACAAATGAATACACATCAGATGGTGGTGCTGGAGGAGGAGAAATTCTTGAATGGTATGAAAATCATCAAGGACCATTTTGGATGTATCTTGCATACGACAAACATAATAATTTTTCAGGAGTAGATGAATATAATCATCTTGGACAATATAATCAAATAATTCAAGTTTACTTTGCAGACTTTAATTATTCTGTTGTTAAGCGTGGTGGGAATAATCATGACCTTTGGAATATTTCGGTAAATCTGGAAGAGGTCTAAATTGTTTGTTAGTGAAGCATTAAAAACACATTTAGAAACATCAGCAACAATACAAGCGGAATCTTTAGTCCTTGCTGAATGGAATATGAATATGCCAGACAATATTTCTAAACTTGGTAATTATAGATACAGACCTCTTGGATCAGATTTACAATTAAGAAATTTGCCGATATCATTTGACAATCAAGACACTGGGAATTACTATACTGGGGCAACAGATGCAGATATTGTAGTAGATGGTGGATATCAAAATAATGGGACTCCAATAAGTTTTACCTCAACTAATGAAAAAATGAAAATGATATATTCATTAGAAGATTGTATTAAGCCATTTAGACCAAGATCTGGAATCAACAAACCACTTTACTTTGCTGGAGATTATCTTCCAAATTCTGGGGCAAACATAGCAAGAAGACCAAGATATTATATGCCATCTAAATATGATCAATTTAAATATTGGACATCTTATAGAACTGAAAATGGAACTGAGCGAGGTATATCAAATAATATTTCAAACGGTAACTATTATATTGATGACGCAGTACCATTTGTAGTATATAAAGATGAAGTGCCAACAAACAGGCTTATAGTTAAGATGCAAACAAACGTTGGGGATATTGACCTTGGACCGTTCACAAATGCCTCAGAAGCCTTTAATGACCCATTCTATGGTAACGCTAATAGAACAACACCATCTAGATGGAAAATACAATATTTAAAAAATAATCAATGGCAAGATGCCTATTCATTTACAGAAAATGATTTACGTGAAAATGGATCGGTAATAGTTGACTCTGATGGATATGTTGAACTACAATATGGACTGATAGTTCCAGATAAATATAAAGATTCTTTTGTTTTTGCAGAAACACTTTCATCATCTACAATGCTTCCAAATGTTTCTTTAAATGGATATGCATATCTTGTTATTGAAACTGATAACCATATTGGCGTTTTTTATATTTGGGATTCAGCAACTGGACAATATGAAACTTTTATTCCAAACTATGGATGGTATCTTGGGTCAGAAGAAATTGATAATAAAACAAGTTTTGTAACAGATATTACATCACCACTTTCATATACCAGCACAACAGATGGAACAATAAAGTATAGAGAATTTGAATACATTCAAGGAATAAGAATTGTTGTAGAAACAATGAATAAATTTGATTGTACTTTTGATTTAATTGAAATGTCTCCAAGACTAATAGTTAATTTATCCGATAAAACAATTGAATATTCTATTAATAAAATTCTTTCAGATTTAGGAAACTCTGCTTTGCCAGTTGGACAATTACTTGCATCAACTGGTTCAATCATTCTGTTTGATGATGATCAAGCATTTAACGACAATAATGCAAATAGCATTGTTGCAAACTATATACGTAAAAATATTAAATTTAATTTTTATGAAAAGATATTAAATGTTGATGGATATGATTATTGGATTCCTATTAAAACTTTATACTCTGAAGGTTTTCCACAAGCAGATTCAACTGGTGCAACACTTCAAATTCAGTTAAGAGATTTTTATTTTTTCTTAGAGTCTATGCCAGCACCACGAATGCTTGTAACTCAAGTTTCTTTAAGTTATGCAGTTAGCCTTCTTCTTGACTATATTGGTTTTAGCAACTACTCATTTAATAGAATTGACTCAGAAAATGATCCAATCATTCCATACTTTTTTATTGCGCCAGATCAAAATATTGCAGAAGTATTAAACCAATTAGCAGTATCAACACAGACAGCAATGTTTTTTGATGAATACAATAATTTTATTGTTATGAGCAAAAACTATATTCTTCCAACTATTAACGATAGGGCCACAGACCTAGTTCTTTCTGGAACAAATAATCAAAGTCAAGATGGAATTATAGAAAATCAAACTAATGGTATATTACCTAATATTTTTGAAATAACTTCACAAAATAAAAAAGTATATAACAACGGTAGAATTAACTATACGACTAGATATATACAAAGATCATATGGTTCAGTAAAACAATCAAGTATGGTTGATCAAGAAAAAACATGGATATATAAACCAGTACTACTTTGGGAAGTTGCTGGAACTGATGAACTAAAAACAATTAACTCGGTAGTATCTAAGCAGGGTAATTATGTGCTTGGTGCAATGCCATTAAATTCAGACTTAACAGATTCAGAACCAACAGTTGTTAATAATGAACTAGTAAATAATATTATAGACATTGGTGAAAATATTTACAGCCTAACAAGATATAGTGGATTTTTATATGCTAATGGAGAAATAGTTAAATATGATGCAGCACAATATAATGTTACTGGAACTGGTAATGTTTGGATTTCTAACAATCAAGAGTATCAGAATTATTTTTCTTCATTACCATTTAATGGAAAAATATATCCAACAGGTTTAATAAGAATTTATGCAGAGCCATACTATGAAACAGTTGATGGACTTACCCGCTTAAAAAATGGTAATGTATATCAACATGGACGAGCACAGTTTGGAACTACCATAACAAATCACTCCGCTGGTCTTTCATCGTACTGGTCTAATAATGACTATGTTCGTGGATGTGAAATGAAATCGCAGTATTTATATACAACAACATTATTAAGTGATATTACAACACCAACAACAACTACAGGTGCAGCAGGAGTAAGTAATACAAAAGCAAGACAGACATCAAGAAATGGAATTATTAAAAACTTTTCATCATCTACATTTTTGACAGAGACAGATGTTAACAATTTAAAGTCAACACAAACTGGAACAGTTCAGTCATCTGCATTTATTATGAATGGTCCTTCATTTGCTACTACAGAAACACCAATTAATTTTATTTCATATGTTTATAAAGAATTAGATAATGCATATAAGCATTTTGGAACAAGAATGCGTATAGTTGGAAAAATTGAAAATAATGAAAATAGAACACAAACACCAATTGGTAGCACAACATTTTATCAAGTAACTGGATCTGCACCAGACAAAAATGTTAGCATTGGTGGTGGATCTGGTGGCATAGCAATGTTACTAAATCCAACAACAAACAATGGATACTATTTTGAAATTGCAGCACTTACAGAAAATAATATAGAGTCTTATTTAAATTTAAATACAAACGGTCAATCCTCAATTGAAATTAATAACGTTGTATTTTATAAAATTAAAAAAGATTCATCAAACACAGATGCAATCCCAGTAAAACTTTGGGGAGGTCTGTCAAAGATTGTTGTTGATGATGGAAGATTTACTGGACAGTATCGTATGGTTTCAGAAGAAACTCCAACAGTATATGACCTTGCTGTTGAATATGAAGATATTGGAAATATAAGAAGATTTTATCTTTATATAAATAATAAGTTAATTAAAACAGTTGATGATACAGACCCACTGCCAATCTACAACAACTCTGCTCTTTTTGTTCGTGGTTCTTCAAGATGTATGTTTGAAAACTTTTATGCATTATCAGAAAATTATTCACAAAACACAGTCTTTACAGTTGGTGAAAAACTATCTTCAGCATTTGGTGCTACTGAAGTTAATGCATCTGAATCATTTAGAAAATATGCAATGAGCGGTATAGTAAAATCAACATATTTATCTGGTATAAGTTCTCAACAACCACCAAAGTATAGTATGTATTTTGAAGAATTTGGAACTACCATGAGAGAGTGTGCATATTTTGATATTAAATATGATCGTGCATATCCAGCCTTATATTCTAAACTAAGTCCAACATTAAACAGATTAAAAGGATACGTAACTTCTGGATTTTATGCAGATTCTTATGGCGCAGAGTTTTTAATATTTAATGCAACAGATACATTATTAAATTTAGATGAAACAACTGGTAATTATTTAAGAATTCAAGGTATAACATTTACACAAGATACCACACATGAATTAACAGTTGATGAATATTTTAAAAAGAGAAGTAATTTGGCAAATCAACAACTAGATAGTTCTTCAACTATTTACTCACCACTTGTTGAACAAGCAAAATATGATGAAATTAAATTAAGTAGAGTTATATATGGAAATAATGATTTCTCACTTGATACACCATATATACAAACACAGGATGATGCTAATGAATTAATGGGTTGGGTTGTTAATAAAATTATGAAACCAAAACAACTTATTGGAGTTAAAATATTTGCAAACCCAGCAATACAATTAGGAGATATTGTTACTATTGACTACAAAGATACAAATAATATTAATCTTGTTGCATCTGATAGTTTAAGATTTGTTGTTTATAATATTCAATATTCAAGAACAATAACAGGTCCTGAAATGATTCTATATTTGGTTGAGGTATAAGATGGCAGATAAATTTGAATTAGCGTTAGATAAAGCAAATGCAGCAATTGATAAGGTTTTAGCAAATCCTAAAGCAACACAAAAACAAATTTTTGCAGCAATGGATAAATTAAATACTGCAACTGCAAATTATGCTCAAAATCTTTTAAAAGGTTTAGGTTCTAGTACTACAACAAATATTCCACCAACAACACAAGAAAGTGTTGGATATGAATCTTCAAGTAACTTTAATGGTGCAAGTCTTACTGCAACACCAGTTGTTCCAATATCATCTGTAACATATACACCACCCGCACCTCCAGTTAAAACAGCAACACCAGACATTGTATTGTTTAATGATGAAACTGTCCCAATAGAGGTTATGGAAGACCTGTTGTTTGAAAATATTGGCGGGCAAGAATTAATTAATATTGCCAGATCTGATACAATTAATGGTCAACCAATTTCATATCAACCAATTAAAAATATATCTGCAATTCAACAGCAATATAACCCTAATAATATAGTTAGTCTTCAGCAAACATCAAATAGATTTTTTGCTGGATTTTCAATTAAACTAGAAGATAAGATTCCAAGCGAGGGTAACGGATTAAATGGAAGCAATATTTATATAGATCCAAACAACGGCAATCTAACAATAGAATTAATTAAACTAGAGGCTGACGAACAAGTAGAGATTCAAATTGTTACAAATGGTACAATATATGAAGACACAGTAGAGGGATTTACTTCATGATAACCGATATAGGTAAGGGCATTATTGCCAAATATATGCTTGGACAGGCTCCAGCATATGCATCATACATTGCTATTGGATGTGGTGGTACTCCACTATCTTCAGGAGATACCCCTGGGAACTACTCAAATAAAACTAACTTAGATTTTGAAATGTTACGTGTGCCAATATCTTCAAGAGGATTTATCAATGAAGATGGTCTTGATAAAATAGTATTAACTGCAGAACTTCCAACAGAAGAAAGATATGAAATTAGCGAAGTTGGAATATTTTCTGCAGGTTCAAATCCATCTGCTGGAGCAAAAGATAGTAAAACAGTATTTGGATTTACAGCAACAGAAAACTGGCAATATCATACTGCATCTTCTGCAAGTGCAATACCAGCATATACTGCAGCACTAGATGCACCAGCATATGATAACGTTATTGCTATTGCCGATCCAGTATTTCAAACAAACATAGATAATCCTATTTTTTATAAAGAGCCAAGAGCATCTAGATATGAAAGAGCAAGATTTTTAAATAATACAATTTTAATGCAAGGAGATGACTCTAATTTAACATTATCTGGTGGACATCTTGTTGTTCAATCTGGATCAAATCATATTCATCTTACAAGTCCAAATGTTGATTTTTCAAGAAATTCTCCAGTAGATGAACTAAGAATGGCTTTTTCATTAATAAGTTTAAATGGTGATTCAGTTGCAGAACCCGACTCAGTTAGAATTCTTGTTGACTTTGCATCAACAGATTCTGGCTCTGGAGAATATGCTAGATTTGAAGTTAACTTAGTTGATGGTGTTGATGGAATTGATTTTGCAACTAACAGACATTATGTTATAAAAAAACAACTTCAAGAATTATACACATCGGCAAACTTTACATGGAATGCAGTTACAGTTGTAAAAATATATGCTTGTGTTGTAGATGCTGGATCACCAACAGGTAACTATTATGTTGCTTTAGATGCAATAAGATTAGAAAATATTGGAACATTAAATCCACTTTATGGGTTAACTGGATATTCAGTAATTCAAACAACCGATGGTGCAACTGTTATTAAACCACCAAATACAAGCAATTATATTGAGTTTAGATTTAGTATAGACGTTACTGGCGGAGCGACTTCATAATGGCTGATGCTGGAATTAAAAAGGCTATTATTAAAAATAAAGACTTACCATATGTAAGTTTTAATGACACTGAATTATTTTATGATGTAAGATATAGAGTTATATCAGATGATAAAAACCGCACATCACAATATTCTCCAATTACAAGGCTTGTTGTTCCACCAACCAGCATTGCTAATATGCCGTATACAACTACTGATAGAATTTTAATAAAGGATTTAGGTAATGCTCCTAAATTAATAACTTGTGTTTGGACATATCCAACACCAGCAGAATATGATGCAGATCCAGATGTTGCAAAATATGAAGCAATATTTTCTGACGTTAATATTTTTGATGTTTGGATAGCATGGAAAGTTGGCGGAACATGGGAAAATTATTCATATTATACAACTACTACAGCAAATAATTTTTCTTTATTGCATAGAGCAGATAATCCATCAGACATCAGAGTTGCAATTCAAATACCAACAAATAATAAAGTTTATGATACAAGACTTTCTCTTTTTCAAAAAGAGCAAAGCATATAAAAGGAGAATAATATGGCAAAAGTACCACTACCAGAAAGAGGGCAACCACTAGATGTTACATACATCTATCAGTTAGCAGACGCAGTAAATGATTTATCTACACAGGTTTCATCTGCTACATATAACTATACAACTATTGATACAGTATCTGCTGGCAAACAAAATATTAAAACATCGGAGGCAAGAGTTGTTGGTGGTTACGTAGAAGTAGCAAATAACTCAACAGTCACAGCAGCATCTGAAAAAACATTTTCATATGATTTTCCAAGTGATTTTAAATATTCGCCAATTGTTTCTGCAACACCAGTAAATATTGGAAATACACCAGCAGGACAAAATGTTAGCGTTATTTTAAAAACAATAACAACATCTAGAATTGAAGGCGTTGTTAGATTTGGTGCATCTGGAGATCTTTCTTTGGCAGTTCATTTAATTATTATTGGCATACCAAATTAATAATATGATTAATTGTAAAAAATGTAGTGGGCGTTTATTTATTGATAGGCAATACAGTGGTGTTCAACATATTGAAACATATTGTATATTATGCGGATCAAGAAATTTTTTTCACCCTCCAGGAGAAAGTGAAGAAGGAAGATGGTTACTAGCAAAGGAATTATCCAGAGCGAAGCATACAATAACGAAGATGTGATAAAAGGTAATCAAAAAATATGGTTTCTTAATGGAGACCTTGTAAGGCTTCATCATAGTTCAAGATCAACTGGTTTAGTTTCTGTTTATAATATAACCAAGGATAGACTTGAAACATGCCTTCGTGCAGATTTTAGAAAAAATAGAGAACGAGCATATACAGTTGCTGAGACTGCTAAGTTAATTAATCGTCATAGAAAATATATGCCTAAATTAATTAAGACTGGAATGATACCACCACCAACTGGTGCTAAAATAAATGGTGAGCGTGGATTTAGAATAAGATCTTATTATTCAGAAAGCGCAGTAAGAGAGATTCGTGCTATACTGGCTACTATACATATAGGACAACCAAGAAAAGATGGATTAATAACAAATAATATGACTCCTACAAGCCAAGAATTGACACGGCGAATGGGAGACGGTATACTTACATATACGAAGACAGAAGATGGTAGATTCATTCCTGTGTGGGCAGAGAATATTTAACAATAGAAATGGTGGGGTATGGAAGAAAATAACAGCACAAAGGTATCAGCAACACTTGGATACACATTAAATTTAGGAAATTTCCAATCATTAAGAGTTGATCTTGGTGTAGTAGACCAAGTGCGACAAGGTGAAAATGTTGGAGAAGCAATGGATCGTGTTTATACTTTTGTTGAAAATCAAGTAATCCAGAAAGTAAAAGACGCAAAAGAATCTCTCATAGAGGACTAATATGGCTGAACGCAAAGACCGTATGGCTTTGCTAAGTAGATACAATAAGTTGCATCTGCAAAGATATGAAGCCAAGTCTAGTATGAACCTTAACGTTGAGCAGTGGGCTGCTGACGGCTTAGTTGAATCATACGGCATATCACAATGCTATGATTTATTAGATTATTACTTTAAAATAGCGCAAGAACCTTCATGGAATTATTTTGCATACAATGCAGAAAAAATTCTTAATGGTAAACTAGAAGTAGAGCAAGATATTAAAGAAAGAAAAGAACGCAGAGAACTAGCAAGGAAGTGGATTAGTGAATAATACAGAAGCAAAGTTAATTACAGCAGTATTAAATGATAAACAAATCCACGTATTACTACAAGCAAACGTTGACAATCTTTTAAGAACACATAACGACGTTTGGAATTTTATTAGACAGTATTCAGAAAATAATCAATCAGTTCCACCAACATCTCTTGTTGTAGAAAAGTTTAGAGACTTTGAACCAGTTGAAGAAGTTGGTGCAACAAAACATCATCTTGAAGAATTACAAGTAGAATATTTAAATGATAGCCTTAAAGATATATTACGCAATGCTGCAGGTGAGGTTCAAAGTGGCAATGGAAGTAATGCACTTGAACACTTAATTACTAAAACATCTGAACTTAAAAAAAATACTTCTGCAATTAGAGATATTGATGCAACAGATCTTGAGTCTGCAGTTGCATATTTTGAAAATGTAAAAAAGATGCAAGCGCTTGGATCATTGGGAATTAAAACTGGATTACCAGGATTTGACAACTACTTGCCTTCTGGAATTATGCCTGGACAACTTGGAGTATTTCTTGCTTATCCAGGAATTGGTAAATCATGGCTTGCACTTTATTTTGCTGTTCAGGCTTGGAAACAAGGAAAATCTCCATTAATTATTTCTCTTGAAATGAGTGAGACAGAAGTACGTAATCGTGTATTTGCAATTATGGGAGAAGGACTTTGGTCGCATCGTAAAATCAGTAATGGTGAAATTGAAATTGATATGCTTAAAAAATGGCATGCTGACAAACTTGAAGGTAAGCCAGAGTTTCATATTATTTCAAATGATAGCGGTGGTGAAGTAACTCCATCTGTTATTCGTGGAAAGATTGATCAGTACAAGCCAGACTTTGTTGTTGTTGACTATTTGCAACTTATGAACCCAAATCAAAAGTCTGATAATGAAACGGTAAAGATGAAAAACCTTTCTCGTGAACTTAAACTTATGGCTATTAGTGAAGAAGTACCTATTATTGCTATCTCATCTGCAACACCAGATGATGTAAAAGACTTGGCCTCTGCACCAACTCTTGGACAAACTGCTTGGTCAAGACAGATTGCATATGATGCTGACTGGGTTATGGCCCTTGGTCGTGCTACGAATAGTGATATTATTGAATGCGTATTTAGAAAAAATAGAAATGGTTTTATGGGGGACTTCTTGGTTCAGGTAGACTTTGATAGGGGATACTATCGTTATAAAGACTATGAGGACACAAATGGTTAAAGATATGTATACAGCAGAGCAAGTGCGTCGTGTCCTTACTGGAGCAGGTATTGATATTGAAGCAGAGTATGGAACAGACTATATTGTTTTTTGTCCATACCACAACAACAATAGAACTCCTGCTGGAGAAGTATCAAAAGATCATGGAACATTTTTTTGTTTTGGATGTCAAACAACAAAAAGCCTTATTGAATTTATAATGCATACATCTAATAGAACATATTTTGAAGCAGTTAGATATATTAAAGGCAAAGAGCAAGAAACAAGCATTCAAGATTCTGTTAATAAGGCTCTTCTTCAAAAACCAGAATTTGTTCAATATGATGAACTATTAATTAAAAGATTAAACAATCAAGCACTAGAATCTCCTAGAGCACTTAGATATTTTGAAGGAAGAAGTATAAGTAAAGATTCAATGAATAAGTTTAGTCTTGGATATTCAGAAAAACAAGATTCAGTTATTATTCCAGTTCATTCACCAGATGGTATGTGTATAGGATTTGTTGCTAGAACTGTTGAAGGAAAAGAGTTTAAGAATACACCAGGATTGCCAAAAGGAAAAGTTCTATTTAACTTGCATAGAGTTAAAACATCAACTACTGTGTATCTAGTAGAATCTTCTTTTGATGCAATTAGATTAGACCAAGTAGGGTTCCCTGCCGTTGCTACGTTAGGGGCAAACGTTTCTGCAGCACAGATAAAGTTATTAGAAAAATATTTTAATAACATTGTTCTGATTGCAGATAACGATGATGCTGGAGTGATAATGAAAGACAAGTTAGTTGAAAAACTTGGACCAATTGTTACACCAGTATATATAGACAAAAAATATAAAGATATAGGCGACATGGATGATGATGCAATTAAAAAGTTGGAGTTCCAATTTGACAATTCCATCATTGGTATGTTAAGATAGATAAAACAGAAAAGGAAAAATAATATGACTATTGTAAAGGGACTCAAGAATATTAATGCCCTAGTTGATAAGCCAAAGTATGACGAAAACTCACCAAAGGTAAGATGGTTAAAACTTGCTGATGGACAATCTGCAAAGATCCGTTTTATTGAAGAACTTGATGAGGACTCTGCAAACTATAACCCAGAACGTGGCCTAGCACTTGTTGTAAAGGAACACACAAACCCAAAGGACTATAAGCGTAAGGCTGTAGACACAATGGAGTCAGAAGGTCGTGACTGGGCAGAAGAAATGCATCGTAAAGATCCAAAGGCTGGCTGGAGAGCACGTCTTCGTTTTTACTGCAACGTACTTGTAGATGATGGCATTGAAGCACCGTATGTGGCTATTTGGTCAATGGGTGTAAGCAAGCAATCTGCATTTAATACAATTCGTGAGTATGCTCTTGAAACAGGTAGCATCTCAAATATTTCATGGAAGTTAAAGCGTAACGGTCAGGGTACTGAAACAAGTTACACACTTATTCCATCTGCACCAGATAAAGAACCATTTGACTGGTCAGCACATAATCCATACCCTCTTGAACTAGCACTAAAAAAGATTCCATATGCTGAACAAGAGGCATTCTATTTGGGGTTTGACACTCCATCTGTAACTTCATCAACCAACACAGATTGGTAAAATGAGTTACGTAGGCTTACATGTTCATACTCACTACTCCCTATTTGACGGCGTAGCGACTCCACAAGAGTACGTTGACCGTGCTAGCAAGTTGGGTATGACTGCTCTTGCAATTACAGATCATGGTTCACTATCTGGTCACAGAGAAATGTACCGTGCTGCAAAAGAAAAGGGTATTAAGCCAATACTTGGTCTAGAAGGCTATATGTGTGCAGACATCTCTGATCGTAGAGATAAGTCTGAAAGAGAAGGTCAACAAGATCTTGTCTATAACCATATAGTTCTTCTAGCCAAGAACCAAGTAGGTTTAGAAAACTTAAATAAGATTAGTGAACTTGCATGGACAGACGGATACTTTAAAAAGCCACGTTTTGATTTTAATATATTAGAAAAATATAAAGAGGGAATTATTGTTACATCTGCATGTCCAAGCAGTGTGTTGGTAAAGGCTCTTGAAGAAGAAGAATTTGCAATTGCTAAAAAATATATAGCATGGTTTAAAGAACGTTTTGGTGATGACTATTATATTGAAGTAATGCCACATAATGAAGCAAATATAAATAAGCAGTTAATTGAACTTGCAGATAGTTTTGATATTAAAATTGTTGTAACTCCAGACTGCCACCATTCGGACACATCTCAGAGAGAAATTCAAGAATTTAAGTTGCTTATGAATACTCATGCAAAGGTGAGTAAAGAAGCATCATATGAAAAGTCAAAGAAAAAAGAAAACATGATGGCACGTCTTGACTATCTTTATGGAGAAGATCGTCAAATTACTTTTAATAAGTTTGACATCCACTTGCTTTCATATGAAGAAATTAAGTCAGCAATGGAAGCGCAAGGTATTGACAGGCCTGACATTTATGAAAATACTTTAAAATTAGCAGATACAGTACAAGACTATGATATTAAAGATGGTTTAAATTTACTTCCAGTTCAATATAAAAATCCAGATCAAGAGTTGGCAAACTTAGCAATTGCTGCATTAGAAGAAAAAAGACTTAACTCTAATTGGCTTGGTAATGATGTATATGAACAAAGACTTGATGAAGAACTATCAATTATTAGAGATAAAAAATTTGCACCATACTTTCTTGTTGTAAGCAATATGATTAATTGGGCTAAGAAAGAAGATATCATGGTTGGTCCAGGAAGAGGTTCTTCTGCTGGCTCTCTTCTTTGTTATCTATTAGGAATTACTGAGATTGATCCACTTGAGCACGGATTACTGTTCTTTCGTTTTATTAATCCAGATCGTAATGACTTCCCTGATATTGATACAGATATTCAAGATACACGACGTGATGATGTAAAGGATTACCTTGTAAGGCAATATAGACACGTAGCATCTATTGCCACATTCCTTGAATTTAAAGATAAAGGTGTTGTGCGAGATGTTGCACGAGTATTGGATATTCCGCTTACAGATGTTAATAAAGTTCTAAAACTTGTTGATACCTGGGATGAATTCTGTACATCTAAAAATACAGTTTGGTTTAGAGATAAATATCCAGAAGTTGTTGTCTACGGAGATCAACTTCGTGGAAGAATTCGTGGTACTGGAATTCACGCAGCAGGGGTTGTAACAAGTAAAGATCCAATATTTAGATATGCTCCGCTAGAAACTCGTTCTTCTCCAGGCTCAGATGAAAGAATTCCTGTTGTTGGAATTGATATGAGCGAAGCAGAAAAAATTGGACTTATTAAAATTGATGCTTTGGGACTTAAAACCCTAAGCGTTATTCAAGATGCAGTAAAAATGATTAAACAAAATCATTATAAAGATATTGATTTATTATCACTAGATATGTCAGATCCCAAAGTATATGAAATGATTTCTGATGGATACACAAAGGGTGTGTTTCAGTGTGAAGCAACGCCATATACAAATTTACTTGTAAAGATGGGTGTTAAAAATCTTAATGAACTTGCTGCTTCTAATGCTCTTGTTCGTCCAGGTGCAATGAATACAATTGGTAAAGACTATATTGCTCGCAAACATGGAAAACAGAATGTATCCTATATTCACCAAATCATGAAAGAATTTACTGCAGATACATATGGGTGTATCCTATATCAGGAACAGGTTATGCAAGCATGTGTATACCTTGGTGGTATGTCAATGTCTGAAGCAGACAAGGTTCGTAAGATCATTGGAAAGAAAAAAGATGCGAAAGAATTTGATGAATTCCGTGATAGGTTTGTTAGTGGTGCCTCTAGGTATATTAGTCCTAATTCCGCTTTGGATCTGTGGCATGATTTTGAAGCACATGCAGGGTATTCGTTTAACAAATCGCATGCCGTTGCTTACTCTACTCTCTCGTATTGGACAGCGTGGCTCAAATACTACTATCCTCTAGAGTTTATGTTTGCCCTTCTTAAAAATGAGAAAGACAAAGATGGTCGTACAGAATATCTTATTGAAGCAAAACGTATGGGTATTTCAATTAAACTTCCACACATCAATGATTCTGATTTAGACTTTAAGATTGAGGGTAAGGGAATTCGCTTTGGACTAACTGGTATTAAGTTTATCTCAGACAATATTGCACAAAAATATATTAATGCTAGACCATTTAATAGTTATAAAGAACTTGAAGAGTTTACTTTTACTAAAGGTAATGGTGTTAATAGCAGAGCGCTTAGCGCATTAAGATTAACTGGGGCAGCAACATTTCCAGATAACCCACGTAATGATAATGAAATTAAAGAAAATATTTATGAGTACTTAAACCTACCAGAGTTTAATATTACAGTGCCATCTCATTATCATGCTTTTATTCAATCAATTGAAGATTTTGAAGAAAAAGGATCATTTATTTTGATGGGCATGGTCAAGTCAATTAAACGTGGCAAGGGATGGTCAAGAGTTGAAATTCTTGATAAGACTGGTAGCATTGGAATATTTGATGAAGAACAAACAAAAATTGAAACTGGAAAAACATGCTTGATTCTTGCAAATGATAATCGTATTTTATCTGCAATTCCAGTTGATGAATTAAAGGGATCTGACAGTGCTCTTGTAAAGTTTTTAAACTATAAGCAATTGCCTTATAAAGAAGATGAGATGTTTGTTGTATCATTTAAATCAAGAATAACAAAGACTGGCAAAAAGATGGCCTCTTTAACTTTAGCAGATACAACAAGAGATCTACATTCAGTCACAGTATTTCCTACAGCATTTCCAAAGGCATATATGCATATTAAAGAAGGCAATGCCTATAAGTTTAGTTTTGGCAAAACAAAAGATGGTACAGTAATAATGGAAGATGTGTTAAATGTTTAATAATATAGAAAAGAGAAAAAAATGACAGTAACAATAGAAGATGTACTAGCACAGTTAAATCCTAAACTAAGAAAAACAGTAATGTCTGGAGACACAATTCCAGAAACACAGTATGCAGCAATGCCTAGTTTTGGTTTAAACCGTGCTTTAAATGGTGGACTTCCATATGGCAGACAAGTACTTATATGGGGTTCAAAGTCTTCTGCAAAGTCCTCCCTATGCCTTCAAATGATAGGTCTAGCACAGAAGGAAGGAAAGATCTGTGCATGGATTGATGCAGAAATGTCATATGATAAAAAGTGGGCAGAACATCTTGGCGTAGATACATCTAAACTAATTGTTTCTCAATGTAGAACTATTAATGAAATGGTAGATATTGGAACTAATCTTATGAATGCTGGTGTTGATGTTGTTGTAGTTGACTCAATTACATCACTACTTCCAGCAATATATTTTGAAAAAGATTCTGATGAACTTAAACAACTTGAGAACACAAAACAAATTGGTGCAGAGTCTCGTGATTTTTCAAATGCATGGAAAATGATTAACTATGCTAATAATAAAGTAAAGCCAACACTGTTTGTTTTAATTTCACAATCACGCAATAATATTAATGCAATGTATACAAGTCAACAACCAACTGGTGGACAGGCTACAAAGTTTTATTCATCTACAGTTATAAAACTATTCTCATCTGAATCAGACAATCAAGCAATTAAAGGCAAGATACAAATTGGGGATAAACTAATTGAAGAAAAGATTGGTCGTAAGATTAGATGGGAACTTCAGTTTTCTAAAACATCTCCTGGATTTCAATCTGGAGAATATGATTTTTATTTTAGAGGAGATGAACTAGGTATTGATTCTATTGGAGATCTTGTTGATACTGCAGAGTCTATTGGTTTAGTTAATAGAACTGGTGCATGGTACATTTTGCCAGATGGAACAAAGATTCAAGGTCGTGAAGGTTTTATTAATAGAGTTAGAGAAGACATAGAATTACAGGAAGATCTAAAGGCAAAAGTTTTAAATGTCTAATCAAAAATTTTCTGTATATCCTGGCAAATGGCCATGTAAAACTTGTGATGAGGTTGTTACATCTTTAAGGCTTTGGAAAGAAACAGGCGACGTTTCTTGGATGTGCAGCAAAAAACATATTTCAAAGGTTGGTTTATTACCATTAACAAAGAAAGATTATGAGCGAAAAGAACGAAAGTAAAAGAATAGGTGCCAAGCAGCATAAGAATTCTGGTAGAAATACACAGAAGGGTGATGCAACATGGCGTCAATTTGTTGTTGATTTTAAAGAAGTTGGTAAATCTTTTACACTTAACAAAGATGTATGGGCAAAAGCAGTTACAGATTCAATAAAGGCTGGAAGAGATAAATCTCCAGCGATTATTGTAATTCTTGGTGAAGGTAATACTAAGGTAAGGCTTGCTATAATTGAAATGGATATGCTAGAACAATTAACGGAGGATGAGAATAATGAGTGATTTAGGTCAACAAAAAACAACTATTGATATGGTTAATGGTCTTAGTGAAATAGCAGACTATATGCAAGATGAGGAATTAACTACCGCATTAACTATGATTGCTAAGATAATTATTAAACCAGATGTTCCAATTCAGGTTGCAAGTCTTGAAATTGTTAGACTACAGGCAATTGCAGCAAAGATGTCATTTAAGGCTACTTGGATGGCCAATGTTGACAAATCTGACAGGGCAAAGAAAAACATATATTTTACAGCAGCACAAGCAATCAATGATCTAGTATCAGCACTTAAATACATAATGCGCTAACTGGTATACTTAAATATAAACAAGGGATAAAAATGACAAAAAATTTACTACAGAGCGTTATGATTAAAAGTGTTTCAAACAAGAACAATATTCTAGATTCAGATGCTCTTATTGAAAAGATTAAATCTGGATATGTTGTTAATCGTGGACCAAAATTTCAAACAAAGAAAACTTTTGCTCCATCAACAATTGCATACAGCCATGGAGAATGCCCAAGATACTGGTATCTAGCATTTGATGGTGCAACATTTGAAGATAATGCAGACGCATACGGTGCAGCAAATATGACTGCTGGAACTCTTTCACATGGAAGAATTCAAAATGCCATGATGAATGCTGGAGTAGCAAAAATATTTAGAGATGATGATAACCAGCCAACAACAGAATTTAAAATTAGATATGATGATCCACCAATCTTTGGCTATGGGGATGCCATGATTGAATGGGAAGGCGAAGACATTGTTGGTGAAATTAAAACAATGCTTAATGAAGGATTTGAATATCGCAAAAATTCTATGAAACCAAAACTTGGGCACCTTATTCAGTTGCTTATTTATATGAAGATTCTTGGAAAGAAAAAAGGAGTTCTAATTTATGAAAACAAAAATAACCACGAACTATTAGTTCTTCCAGTTGAGGTTGACGATTACTATCGCCAATGGATTGATAACACGTTTCAATGGATGCGTGATGTTCGCAAGGCTTGGATAGATCGTACACTACCTACAAAAAATTATCGCTCAAATTCTAAAATCTGTAAAACATGTCCAATTCAACAGGCCTGTGCAGATGCTGGAACTGGAGTAGTAAAACTTAAATCCCTGGAGGGGTTAAGTGAAACTATGTGAAAGATGTGATAATCACTTTGAACCTAAAGTAAGTTATCAAATATATTGCGGTGAAGAGTGTAGAGACTCAGCCACAAAAGAAAAGATTGCAGAAAGATACCAAGTTACTCGTAGACAGAGAAGAATAGGTAAAAAAAGATTATGTCTTGGTGGTTGTGGAGAACAACTTTCAATATATAACGACTCTGGATTTTGTTCTAATTGTAATGTAAATAAAAAAGAAGTAGATAAAATGCTTAAACAATTAAAAGGAATTATTGACTATGAACAAAACTGGTAAACCAGAAAAGATTTGTGCAATAGATGCAAGTACTAATAGCCTTGCATTTGCTTTGTTTACTGGTGACAGCCTTGGAATTGTTGGCAAGATTAAGTTTAATGGAAACACAAACTATGAAAAAGTTATGGATGCCTGTGCAAAAACAAAATCATTCTTTGAATATTTTGGTGGGTTTGAAGCCATTGTAATAGAACATACAGTATTTATGAACAGTCCAAAAACTGCAGCAGACTTAGCGCTAGTTCAAGGTGCATTGTTAGGTGCAGCAGGATTGACTGGAACAAAGCAAATAGGAACAGTTGCACCAATAACTTGGCAAAACTATTTAGGAAATAAAAAATTAAGCAAAGATGAGCAACTATTGCTTAGATCAAAAAATCCTGGCAAATCAGACTCCTGGTATAAGTCATATGAAAGACAATTTCGGAAAGAAAGAACAATGAAGTTAATTGAAATCAACTATGATAAGTCTATTACTGATAACGATATTGCAGATGCCTGCGGTATTGGTCACTGGGCTATTAATAATTGGGATAAGGCAATAGGAAATAATGAGCAGAAATAATTTTGTTTTTAAAGAAGAGGAACAAGATGTTTCTTTAACTGTAAAAACATTATGTCCAGAGAAATGGTTATTGATAGATCGTGAAACTGGACAAGTTTATCAAGGAAATCCTGGGGGCTTTTGGGATAAACTTAAAACAATGACAAGGAGTATTGAATAATGCCAGAGTTAAATGCAAACATACCACCAATTGAATGTTATGTTCGTGGTAATTTTTTAAGAGATCAAGAAGATAGTCACGATAAATATTTTCCATGTGTAATCTTTGGTGTGTCAAGTATTAAAAGCAGAAGTCCACTATTTCATTTCTTAATGGAAGACGGAGGCATTTGGTGGAGAATGCCAATTAATGCATTTTGCACAAAGCCAGGGGTTCCAGAAGAACCAATATATAATCTTGTACTTTGGAATTCCTTTAGTCCACATATAACAGTTACCAAATTTGAAAATTTAAGTAATATGAGAATGTCTTACATAGATAGAACTAAAAAAAATATTGACGGAAAATATTTATTTACTTTAGATTGGCATAATCCAGAAAGCAATATTTTAGACGATGGTTACTCAGAAAATCCTGGGCAACATAAATGCGGTCATGTTATTCAAAGAGATGATGGAAATTTTGCGGTACAACCTAATAATCGTATTAGACTCAAAGAACCATCGTTTGTAACTAAGAAAGATCTAGTAATACAAAGACTCATAAATACAAACAAGTGGGATGTTGAAAGTTATGACAAGTGGGTCTTAGAAGACTCAAACGCATATGACTATGACATTTCTGAAGCAGAAGTTGACAAATAAACCTATGGCCAGTAAACTATATACATCAGAAGTTTTTATGCGTAAGCGTTATGTTATGGATAAAAAGACTCCAGAAGAGATTGCAAAGGAGTGTGGATGCACAGTAGAAACTGTTTATGTTTACCTTGCAAAATTTGGATTGAGAAAATCTAAACGATGATTCCTAAAATTATTTGGCAAACATATGAACATGAGTACAAAGATCTTGGTCCAAAAACACTTGAATGTTCGCTGTCTTGGCAAAATGAAAATAAAACATGGGACTATAAATATGTTTCTTCAAAAGATAGAGAACAGTTTGTATTAGATAATTTTGGAGATGAATGGTTTGAAATATATAAATCTTATAATGTTAATGTATTAAGAGCAACACTATGGAGATATATGTGTTTGTATGTTAATGGTGGCTTTTATTCAGACATTGATATGGTATGCAAAAAACCAATAGATGCATGGCTTGATTCAGATTTAGACTTTGCTGTATCAAAGGAGCCAGGAAACCATGGCTTAACACAGATGATATTTGCATCATCTCCACAAAGTATATTTTTAAAAAACATATTAGCAGATATTAAAAACATTTATTATTTAAATAAAGAAACAAATAAAAAATATAATAACATTGTTGATTATTCTATATATCAAACAGGCTATGTTACTTTTACAAAATCAATTTTTAAAACGATTGAAGAAAATAATTTAGATAATTTTATAATCTATACTCAAAAAGAAGCAGCAAAGATACACAATGATTACACTAAGCACTACAGGGCTGGAATTAATAATTTTGATACAAACTATATTTCTTGGCATAAGGAGAACTATCTATGAAACTTGATTCAGTATATGAAGATGTAAAAAATTTTAGTTGTCAAGACTTATATTTAAGGTCGGTTGGAGCACCCTCTGGTCCTCACATATGGACTGCCTGTCATTCAATAGCAGGCATGTTAATTGAAAAAAATATTGCCTATGGAGATTCAGCACTTGATCCAGTTAGGATTTTTAGCAAAGCAGACCCAGTAGAACAACTTAGAGTTAGAATTGATGATAAATTAAGCAGACTTATGAAGGGCACTGACTATGTTGGAGACAATGACATTGATGATTTAATAGGATATCTGGTATTATTGAAGATAGCAAAGGAAAAAAATGTCAACTGAAAAAGATTTAGTAGATCACCTAGACCAGGTTAATACTGTTGTAACTGAGTATCTAAAGGGTAATGATCCAACAGTTATATCTAAAGAACTTGATATTCCACGTACTCGTGTTGTTCAATTAATTAATGAGTGGAAAGTTATGGCATCTGCTAATGATGCTATTCGTGCTCGTGCAAAAGAAGCACTTGTTGGTGCAGATACGCATTATACAAAACTTATTACAAAAGCCTATGAAGTTATTGACGAATCAAGCCTAACAAGTAATCTTAGTGCCAAAACTGCTGGAATTAAACTTGTTATGGATATTGAATCTAAAAGAATTGATATGTTACAAAAGGCTGGACTGCTTGAGAATAAAGAACTTGCAGAAGAGATGGTTGAGATTGAACGCAGACAAGAAGTTCTTGTTGGAATACTTAGAGATATTGCATCATCCCATCCAGAAGTTCGTGATATTATCATGCAAAGGCTTTCAGCAATTGCTAAAGAAGGCGAAGTGATTACAGTTGTCCACGATGTTCAATGATTTTTTTGAAGTTCTTAAAGAAAATCACTTTCTTGAAAAACCAGTTGATGCAAAAACATTTGTTGAGTCTCCTGACTATTTAGGACAACCACAACTATCATCAATTCAATATGACATTGTTGAAGCAATGAGTCAGATTTATCGCAAAGAAGATTTAATAGAAATTATGGGTGAGGTAGAAGGCTCTGCTTATTTTTCAAAATATACTAAAAATGAAATTATTCTTCAACTAGGCAAGGGTAGTGGAAAAGATTTTGTATCAACAGTAGCATGTGCATACGTAGTATATAAACTTCTATGTCTTAAAGATCCAGCATCGTATTACGGAAAACCATCTGGAGATGCTATAGATATTATTAACGTTGCTATTAACGCACAACAGGCTAAAAATGTTTTCTTTAAAGGTTTTAAAACTAAGATTGAGAAGTCCCCTTGGTTTGCTGGAAAATATAATCCAAAGGCAGACTCCGTTGAATTTGATAAAGGAATTACTGTTTACTCTGGGCACTCAGAAAGAGAATCACACGAAGGTTTAAACTTGTTCATGGCTGTTCTTGATGAAATTTCTGGTTTTGCATCTGAAGTTGGTACAGGTAATGAGCAAGGAAAAACTGCAGAAAATATTTACAAAGCATTTCGTGGTACTGTAGATTCTCGTTTCCCTGATCTTGGCAAGGTAGTTCTTCTTTCATTCCCACGCTATCAGGGTGACTACATTTCTCAAAGATATGATTCTGTTATTGCAGATAAAGAAACTATAGAGCGTAGGCATAAATTTATTATTAATGAAGAATTACCAGAAGGACCAGATAATGAATTTGAAATTACTTGGGAAGAAGATCATATTCTTTCTTATAAAATTCCAAAGGTGTTAGCACTTAAACGTCCAACATGGGAAGTTAATCCAACAAGAAATATTGATGATTTTAAAATTGCATTTTTAACAGACATGGGAGATGCAATGATGCGTTTTTTATGTACACCAACATATTCATCAGATGCATTTTTTAAACAAAAAGATAAACTAATAAGATGTATGACAATGACAAACCCTGTTGATAGTTTTAGAAGATTCTCAGAAAACTTTAAACCAGATCCAGAAAAAACATATTATATACATGCTGACCTTGCACAAAAACATGACAAGTGTGCAGTTGCAATTGCTCACGTAGATAAATGGGTAAATATTCAGGTAATTAAAGATTACGAACAAGTAGCACCAATTGTAGTAGTAGATGCAGTTGCTTGGTGGGAGCCAAAATCAGAAGGTCCAGTAAATCTATCTGAAGTAAAGCAGTGGATTGTTAATCTACGTAGACAAGGTTTTAATATTGGAATTGTTTCTTTTGACCGTTGGCAATCATTTGATATTCAAAATGAACTTAAGGCTGTTGGAATAAGAACTGATACTGTTTCTGTTGCTAAAAAACACTATGAAGATCTTGCAATGATGATTTATGAGGAGCGTGTTGCCATGCCTATGATTCCTTTACTTCTTGATGAAATGTCAGAATTAAAAATAATGAAAGGCAATCGTGTTGATCACCCTAGAAAAAAATCTAAAGACCTAGCAGACGCTGTTTGTGGTGCTGTTTTTGGTGCTATTTCTCATACTCCAAAGGATAATAATATTGAGATTGATATTCATACATGGGGGACATCAGATAGACTTGCACAAAAGCAGAGGGCTATGGTAGAATTAGATAACAAGGAAGTTCCTAACGATGTTAAGGATTTTCTAAACAATTTAGGCCTAATATAAGATTCCTTACTCAAGTGGGTTGGGATAAAACAAAAACAAGGAGAAAAATGAATTCATTTAAAAAGATCGCTTTGGTTACGGCTGCAGCCCTAACAAGCACACTTTTTGTTGCAATTTCACCTGCTTCAGCAGCAGTAACTAACGGGTATGCCCTGTCTGGTTTATTGTCTGATGGTGCTCGTGGTGCAACAGTTTTAGCATCAGATGCTGCTAAGGCAGAGGCTGGAGTCAATTCAATTATTGCATTGAAGACAACAGATACTCTTGCATCAACAGCAAATGACTACGTATCATTGGAAATTGCTGGACCTGCTATTTTCGGTTCTTTTACAGAAGCGGGAAGCAACAAGGCAACGCCAACACTTACTAATCTTGGTAAGACATTTACATTTACAGCAGAAACTTCAACTGCAGTAAATCTTCCTTCACCAGTTTTGGTTAACGTTACTGGTTCAGGAACAATCACAATCACTCAGAAGAAAAAGGTTGGCGCAGCAGTTTCTGTAATTGATATTAAGACAATTTATGCAGGAACAGTTGCAAAGACAGACATCTTCTCTGCAGCAGATTCACTTGGTCGTGTACAAGACAATTCAACACTTGGAACACTAACATCAAGCGTAGACGTTGCTAACTCAACAACCGTTGTTAACGGTGGTGTTGGATATGTAAACGTACTTGCTCGTGATGGTTATGCATCAACAATGTCTTCAAACGGAGTGCTACAGGCTTCTGCTACTAATGGAGCAATTGTTGCATGGGATTCAAGTCCTTCAACAGAGGTTTCATTTGCAGCAAAGACTGGTGTAAGTGGAGTTCTTTATGTTAAGCAGGGTACAGTAAATACTGATAAGCCTGTTTCAACAACACTAACAGTTTCATATAACGGAACACAATTTGTAAGCAAGACAATCACCTTCACTGGTGCTGCTGCTTCAATCGTAGTTTCAGGTGCAGATATTGCACAGGCTGGTGGAGCACGTACAGGTACCTATGACTTTGTAGTCAAGGATGCTGCTGGAAATCAGTTGGCTGGAATTACTCCAACTGCTGATACAACAAAGTACACTTCACAAATTACTGCAGTTTCAGTTGCTGGTGCATCATCTGCTACAGCAGTTCAAACAGGTGGATGGACATGTGCTAGCACATCAGGGTCATCAACAGTTCGTATTAAATACACACTTGCAGATGCTACAACAATCTACTCAAATGATTTTGTTGCAGCATGTGGTCAAGGTGTAAATAAGTACACAGCAACACTTGATAAGGCTTCTTATAAGTCAGGTGAAATTGCAACACTTACAATCAAGGCAACAGATATTTCTGGTGCTAAGGTTTATGCTGGTGCAACACTTGGTGCAGGAGTTGCTATTTCAGGTGGTCAGTTGACAGCAATTACTGCTGCAACATCTGCTGATACTTTTGATACAGATGGTTCAAAAGTTATCAAGTTTACAGTAGGCAATGTTGCTGGATCATACAATATTGTTGTTGATCTTCCAGCCTACGTTTCTACAGATTCTGCAAAAACTGTTGGATACTTAGTTGCAAATGGAGAAACTTCTATGGCTGAAGTTTTCAAAGCAATCATTGCACTCATTGCAACAATCAATAAGCAAATTGCTGCACTACAGAAGGCACTTCTAAAGAAGTAAATTCTTAATAAATTAGGGGGCAGATTAATTTCTGCCCTCTTTTTTATTTTATAAAATTAGTAATAATCTTATTATTAATGATATAATAGGACTATTAGTCTACACCACAGACTAAACAGGAGACTATAATCAAAAATATACTAATCAAAACTGGATTAGTGGGGATTCTGTTATCAATATGTTTAGTCTTTTTACCGTCAGATCTTGCACACGGAGAGACACTTGAAGAGGCAATAGTAATTGCTTTAGGAACTGCTACAACACAAATTGAGCAGTCAGAAGCAGCCTCAGCAGCGGTTGCACCATTAGTTCAAACTGCCAGAACAGAAGCACAGCAGGCTCAGCAAGCCTCTACAGCCCTAGGGACACAGGTTTCTACAGCAACAAATAGCGTCAATGCGGTTAATAATGCAATCACAGTTGTAACCAATGCTACTGGAGTAGATCAAAGTTCTCCTATTATTATTGAAGCAAAGGGCACAGTTACTAATGCACAGACAGCAATTGACGCAATATCTACAGTTATTGCTCAATCAGAATTGGCTGAAGCAACTACTGCAAGAGCAGCAGTTACTACTGCTATGAACACAGCAGCAACAGAATTTTCACAGGCAAATGCCTCAATTTCAAATGCCCAGGATGCAATTAATGCTCTTCAAGCAACAATTGCTACAGTTAGAGATGTTCTTCAAGGTGTAGATGACGCTGGTATTCAGATGATTCTTCCATTTAATATGCAGATGGGTGGGGTTATATATAACTCTATTTATGTAGGATCAAATGCAACAATTACATTTGGAACTAATGAAGGATGGATATATTATGACACTCCAAATGCACCATCAGTTTCTATAGGTGGAATGGACTGGACAACATGGAGTTATGGTTCTGGTATTACTTATTCTACAACAGCAAACACATTAGATATTGCTTGGGATGTACGTGCTTATCCAACTAGAGATTCATCAATTCAATTAACTCAGTTAAGATTTAATGCAGATATAAATCCAACAACTGGAGCATGGATTGCAAATGTATCTGGTATTGGTCCATATGTAGATGGAAGTAGATGGAATTATCGTCAAACCACAAATGGAACAATTGTTGCAATTGTAGATCAAGATACAATTGGGGCAAATGAATTTAAAGGATCAATTGGTCAAGGAACATATACGGCTCCTACAACAATAAATAATAACTCAGCAGTACAAACTACAGTAGATGCAGCCAATGCTCAACTTGCTACTCTTAATCAAAGAATATCTGCAATCGTTGTTGTTAATAATAGCAATCAACAGTTAGTTAATACTATTCCTTCTATTTCTACAATTCAAAACGGTATTAATGCAGCCAATGTTTCTAAGGCTAATCTTCAAACATTATTAACAACTAGAGCAACAAACCTTACCAATGCTATTAATAACTATATTCCTACACCACCACCAGTTATTCAAAATATAGTATTTGAAGGAACTACTGCAACAGTTTCAATGTCAATGCCTGAAGGATATACAGGAAATACATGGTTTTATACTGTAACTGCAGATGATGAAACTGCTGCTAACCCATATGCTGGACAAACATTGAATACAGATGGTGCTCCAGGAACATTTGAAATTACTGGTTTGACACAAGGAACAACTTATACTATTAGTGTTGCTAACTGGAGTGGCACAACAAGTAATTATGATCAGTTTATCCTTGAAATACCAGCACCAGCACCAGTTTATATTGTTTCAATGCCAGCAGCACCTACTCCAGTAGAACCACCACCAGTAGAGCCTCCAGCAGAAGAACCTTCAATAGAAGAACCACCTAGCGTAGAACCACCTGCAGAAGAGCCTCCTGCTGTTGAGCCTCCAGCAGAAGAGCCACCAATACCAGTTGAAGAGCCTCCTGCACCAGCAGAAGAAGCACCACTAACAGTAGAAGAAGTTATTGCTGTAGTAGAAAATCTTGTTGCTGATGGAAATTTGACAGCAGCAGATGCTGAAGCGGTATTAGATGCTTTAATGGCAGATGGAGAAATAACATCTTCTGAAGTAAACAACCTATCTGATGCATTAACAGTAGATGGTGTATTTACACTTGCAGAAAAATCATTAGTTGCAGATGCATTGATTACAGCAGCAGATGGAGAACCAGTGACTGCTTCAGATATTGCAGCAGCAGGACTTGAATATCGTGATCTTCCACCAGAAATTCCTGTTGAAGTTAGAACAGATATTAATGGAAATCCTGTCGTTATTACAGCAGAGGTTGCTTCAGCACTCACAACACTAGAGTCTCCTGCTGCTTTGATAGGAGCAATTGCTGGATGTTTTAATCCAGATGAGGCTATTGAAGGTTTGACAGAAGAGCAAAAATGTGAGGTATTCTTAGCACTAGCAAGTATTGGTGCTGATATGTCTCCACAAGAAAGACAAAAGGCTAAAGAAGTCCTTGTAGCAGCAGTGCTAGTTGGACAGGTCATAGTTGGTAGTGCAATGATAAGGAGAAGATAATGAACTGGTTAAAGAAAAGAATCATGGCGATTCTAAGCGAAAACTTTACATTTCTAGGCTTCTTTGTAGCGTGGGTAGTTCTAGAGGGTAGTGCAAAGACAGTAGTAGGATATGTAACTTTAGCATCAATCGCTTTATGGTTTATGACCATTGGCATTCGTGAAGACGAAGAGTAATAGTATAGTATAATGGAGGGTATGAAAACCTTCCGTAATCTAACATTAGTAGCACTATTAATACTTTCATTGTCTGGATGCGGTTATCAGGGTTTCTATAGATATCCTTGTCAGAATCCAGACAATTGGAAAAATGCAGAATGCAATCCTCCAATATGTGAAGCATCTGGGACATGTACAAAAGATACAATTAAAATAAATATAAAAACAGATGCCAACTTAACAGGGGGAACAAACAATGGCTAAAGAAAAACTATCTCCACAAGATTTAGATGCAAGATTAAAATTTATTTTAGGTATTACACTAGGATCAATTTTATTTCTTACAGCAGTAGGAATTTTATACGGTTTACTTTTTGTTAGCCAACCAATTGGAACACAGTCAGAAAATGATAAAATGTTTTTCAATGTGCTTGGATCAGTTGCAACATTTATTACAGGAACATTAGCAGGTCTATTAATTGGTAATTCTGGTGCTAAAGATATTATGTCAGCACAATTAGCAAATAAAGAAATGGATGCTAAGAATACACAAGCAGACAAGAAGGTAGAAGCAGAAATTGATGCAACCGCAGCACGTTTGGCTGCTAAGCCAGATGGACAAATGCCAGAAGCACAACCAGTTGATACTGATTGGGATAAAGAATAATGGCAGAACAAGGCACAGCAGCACGTTTAATTGAAGTTGCAAAAGCAGAACTTGGAACTATTGAAGGTCCAAAAGATAATGAAACAAAGTATGGTGCATTTACAAAAGCAAACTTCCAACCTTGGTGTGGATCATTTGTTATGTGGTGTGCTAATGAAGCAGGAGTAAAGGTTCCCAATACTGTTTATACTCCAGGTGGAGCACAAGCATTTAAAAAGGCTGGTGCATGGATTGATGGAGATGTTGCAGATCCAGAACCAGGAGATATTGCTTATTTTGATTTCCCTTCAGATGGTGTTGATCGTATTAGTCACGTTGGAATTGTTATTGCTGATAATGAAGATGGGACTGTTTGGTGCATTGAAGGAAATACAAGCCCAGATAAAAAGGGTTCACAACGCAATGGTGGGCAGGTTTCAAAAAAACTTCGTGCATTCAAGAAAAATAAGGCTGGCGAACAGATTTCTATTGTTGGATTTGGACGACCTAAGTTTGGTGCAGCACCCACTTCTACTGCTAAAAAATCTACAGGTAAGGCAAAAACATGCCCAACTTGTGGTCAAAATACAAAATAACATACTTGACCCTTTAAAGTTTTGATGGTATACTAAATATACTGCATTGTGGAGGGGTAATCTAATGACTTGTATTGCTGTAGTTCGCCATGAAGATAAAATCTATATGGCTGGTGATCGTGGAGCATCTGACGATGGAACTATTTTAGCACTAGAAGCACCCAAAGTCTGGAAGATTGGTCCATATTTAATTGGATATGCAGGTGCAATGGATGGGGAACGTATTAGGTATAATTTTAAACCAAGTGTTCCTAATATTAAAGACATAGATAAGTTTATGCAAACTAAATTTATTAAAGAACTTAGAGAATTTTATAATGATTTTTGGGTAGACACATCAAAAGATGGTGATCTTGGATTAATTATATGTGTAAAAGGACAAATATACGAACATAGTTCAGCAGATATGTCTTTATCTAAATACAACCTTGACTATCTTACAATGGGTTCTGGGGCAGAATATGCTTATGGATATTTATTTGCTACAGACAAACAAAAAAATCCACGTAATCGTGTAATGGGAGCAGTTCATGCTGCTATTAAATTTAGCCCTTCTTGTATGGGGCCAGTTGATGTTGTTAGTATATAAAAATTAAAAATGATACAGCATATAAACATTGATCCAAATGGAATTTGTAATGCAAAGTGCTGGTTTTGTCCAGTGGCATATGCTGGTAATTCAAAAGAAAATAAATCCAATATGTCTATTGAAACAATGGAAGACATATTCAAACAACTAGATGCTGGCAGAGGTTCTTGGGTAAGAAAAGATATTTATAATTCACCAATTCATTTTAATGAAGTTTTGCTTTATCCATATTTTAAAGAAATGTTAGATCTTCACAGAAAATATAAAATTTATATAGCAATATATACAAACGGTGTCAATCTTACAAAAGAAAAAATAGATTTAATTAAAGAATATAAAGATATTGTTAATCAATTAATTATAAATGTTCCTTCATTAAATCCAGAACAATGGTCTAATTTCACTGGATTTAATATCAAAATTTTTCCTAAATTAATAGAAAATCTTAAATATGCAGAAGAACAACTGGTTGATCTTTTTAAACCAGAAGATTTTTGTATTCAGGCAAATGGAATTAATGAAAGATCTTTGTTTAAAAATAATGGTTGGATAGAAGTACTTGATAATGCGCCAATTTATGATACAGATATTAATACTGGAACTTTAGCAAACATAGTAAAAGAAATGAAAGTTATACTACCAAGAATAAATATTTTTGGAAGAAATAATCTTGGAGATAGAACAGGTGTTTTAGAAAAGTTTAATATTATTTCAAATCAAAATGCAATTAAAGAAAAAAACAAAGGAAAAGTTATTGGATGTTCTCAGGGCTATCCAGAATCATTATTTATTTCAGCAACTGGAAATGTATATTTATGTTGTGCAGATTTTAATTATGAAACAGTATATATAAATATAAAAGATAAATCTATTAAGGAAATTTGGCAGGGTCATGAAAGACAGGAAGCAATCAAAAAAGCATATAGTGGAATATGTACTTCATGTTTTCGTGCAATAAAAGAAGAAGGAACTGGACCAAGCATTGGAAGAATTGTTTAATTGACAAGGCACTATCCTTATAGTATACTTTTTATATGGAAGAGTTTGAAGAAATATTAAAAGATATTCAGAGCAAAGAGTCGGAAGACAAAGAGTTTGAAATCTGGCTTGATAACGGAATTGAACGGGGATGGATAACAGAACCGTTCTGCAATACTCATGACGGAGATCCGTACATGACTGAAGAAGAACAACAAGAATGGGAAGATGGTGGGGATCCATGTCAAGTAGTATTCAAAATAAAAGAGTAAAAGCAAATGTATTAGTTTTATTTTTATTTGTATCATTATTTTCATTAGGTTCATTTCAAAATGCAAATGCAAGCGATGGGGCAGGAGTGTGGGCTGTTGTTGATAGTTCTGGAACGGTGACAAATGTAATCGTCTGCACACAGGCAGTCTGCGGTAGTGGAACTTTTGGTGGAGAAAGAGTGGTTCCACAAATTGCTGCTAATCCAATTACAAATGATGCTCAAGGGCAAGGCAGTTTTATTGGAAACGAGAGCGCTGGTATCATGGTAACTGAGTCAAACGGAGTATTTACAGTTCATGAAAATGTAAGAATTAATAGTTCAGACATTGAAGTAACAGTTGATGATAAAACTAAAATAACAACAACAACTATTTCAGAAGTAAGCATTCCAGTTACCTCAAGATCTTTTTCATATAACGATACTATTGGAAAAACTTATTCAGAAATAAAATTAAAAAATGAATCTTATGATGATAATAAACCAACTAATTTATCTGTAACAAAAAAGACTGCAAAAACATTTTCATCTCAATCAATATCTATCTCTGGCAGAAAAACTGCTTCAGAATTAGATATTATTTTTGTTCAAAATGAAATGAATCTTTTAAGATCAAAAATTAATTCATTAATTAAAATGCTTGGCGGTTGGGTAAAACCTTAAAGCATTGCGGAAGTAACTCAATTGGTAGAGTTTCTGCCTTCCAAGCAGACTGTTGCGAGTTCAAGTCTCGTCTTCCGCTCCAAATTCTGATATAATATATATGTACTGCCTACGGGGGTACGCTAACTTATTCGCTTGAAAGGGGAATAACATGATGAACGATCCATGGGCCATTTTTAATGACCCTTTTTTTATTGGGTTTAATAGAAACCTAACACAGTTAAACAATGTATATAAAACAAACAACCAATCATATCCTCCATACGATCTTCTTAAATTAGATGAAGATACATATAGATTATCTCTTGCTGTAGCAGGATTTTCCAGAGAAGATATTGATGTGTCTATTGATAATGGTTCTCTTATAATTAAAGGAGAACTTGTAGAAGTAACAGATGCTGAAATTGTTCACAAAGGAATTGCTGGTCGTAAATTTACCCGCACATTTGCTCTTGGAGAATATATGGAAGTAACTGGTGCTGAACTTAAGGACGGTATGCTAACAATTAATATTGATAGAGTCGTTCCAGAAGAAAAGAAACCTAAGTCTATTAAGATCAAGTAGTATAATGTAAATAGTCCCTACACAGGACCTTGGGATGGAGTAGTTACCCTTCTATATATTCCCTGGCCAAAGTGCTTGGAATACCTGTGTAGGGCTTTTACATGCTGATATAATTATCATCAATGACTAACAAGCAGTTGGACCATTATGATAAGCAAGAGTTTAAAAATAGACTTGCAAAAATAAAAGAAGCATCTGGCTGTGTAGATTGTGGAGTAAACAATCATATAATATTAGATTTTGATCATTTAAAAGATAAAAAATATAATATTTCAAGAATGATTCATGATGGATTTTCTTGGGCAGCAATAAAAAAAGAAATATCAAAATGTGAAGTTGTATGTGCAAATTGCCATAGAATTAGAACTCATCACAGGTTGACACACAAGATAGCCTAGTGATATAATTAATAAGTAGAACATAAGTAAAGGAATGGTTAATGCCAGTTTATGATTATAGATGCAATGTGTGTTCTTCTAGCATTGAATTTAAAAGAGAATTTGGTGAAGACAGAGAGCCTTCATGCTGTCAGCAAACTATGCAAAGACAATGGACATCTCCAGGAGTTTTGTTTAATGGCAGTGGATTTTATTCCACGGACAACAGAAAGTAGCGGTATACTATGAATACAATGATTGCAGAAGAAGTTGTAAGCAAAGAGTGGACTTTAAGTGCTATTGATCGCTGTGATTCGTGTGCAGCAGAAGCACTAGTAAAAGTAACTGGGATTTCTGGAGATCTAATGTTTTGCGGTCATCACTATAATAAAATTATTGATAATGCCGAAGGATACAAAAAAATGATGTCATTTATGATTAGCATTATTGATGAAAGAAATAAACTAATTGAGGATAAGGCGAAAGGTAAGGACTACTAATGTATGAGTATTTTGTTAGAGAAGTAAAAAATGTTGTTGATGGAGACACCATTGACGTTGTTATTGATTTAGGGTTTGATATTTTATTTGCATCTCGTGTAAGACTTGCAGGTATTGATACACCAGAATCTCGTACAACAGATAAGGCTGAAAAGGCTCTTGGTCTTGAGGCTAAAGAATATCTTAAAAAGCATTTAAAAGATGCTAAGTCTGTAGTTATTCGCACAGAAAAAATGGATTCATCAGAAAAGTATGGTCGCATTCTTGGCTGGGTATATGTTAATGGCGAATCAGAATCAGTTAATAATAAAATGATTAATGATGGATATGCTTGGGGATATCTTGGGGAAACAAAAATTAAGGATTTTCAAGCCCTTGCAAAAGCAAGAGCAAAATCAGGAAAGTAAATGATTTTATCAAAATCCAACAATTTTTTATTATTAAAAAATAAAAAAGTTGGTGGAACATCTTTAGAGATTCCTTTATCAATGGTAGTTCCAGAAGATGCAATTGTAACTCCTAGAACATCAGATGATCCAGCATGGGCTTTAGAAGAAAAAATTTATGATGGGTATAAGCCAAGAAATTATGATGGTTTTTATAATCATATGTCTTATTCTGAAATAAATGTAAAGGTTGATTTAACTGATATAAAGTCATATATTTTTATTAGAAATCCATACAACGCTGTTCTTTCTCATTTTTTTCATAGGCTTTATTTTATTAATAAAAACTATATATGGAATAATTTAGATAAAATAGAGCAAAGTATTTTAGTTGAAAAATATTTTAATAATGAACTTGGTTGGCCTTGGCATACAAGCAATAAACATATTTATTTATCAGGTGATGGCGATATACAAGTAGACAATTTTTTAATATATGAAAATGGAATAGAGTCAGAAATTAATAGTATACTTATAAAACATGATATACCTAAGATAAGCATTACCCAAAATGAAAAAGCATTTAGACCAAAATCAATAAATCCAGAAGATGTTTTTTCATCTAAATATTTAGATCAGATATATAAAGAATGGCTTTGGGAATTTAAAACATTTGGATACAATAAAATATGATAAAAAATTCTACTGAATGGTCTAAGGAAATAACAAATAAAAAGGGCTTGCCAAGACCATATGCGGATGCAACTGTTAACAAAGAATATAAAACAAAATATGGATTAGCAAAAATTGTTCCTATACCTTGGCAATCAAAACCAGCATTTAAATTTGGAAGAGCATTAAAACTTAATGAAATAAATGAAGATAAAATTTATAAACAAGATCTTTGTCCATATTGTGGAATTAAAATTGAAAATAATGAAAATTGTGCTAGATGGAAAAGCGCAGATGTTTTAATGCTTAGATCAAGGGGAGGAAGAGTTTTTTCTGATGTTCATCCATTTCATAAAAAATGTATGAAAGAAGCAAGGATTTTTTGTCCATTTATGAAAACATTAAGTGATGAAGATTTTGAGTACAATGATTATGCTACTCTTAAACAAAAAGCAATTATAGAAAAGGAAACTGCAGAGAATGAATCAAAAAAATAAAATTTCTGTATTTTATTTTACAGCAGACTGGTGTCAGCCATGCAAGAAAGTAAGGCCAATTGTTGAAGAGTTGTCAAAAGATATGTTTCCAAACACTTTTCAAATTATAGATGCCGAAATTGAAATGGCTTTGTCTAAAAAGTTTGAAATAAAATCTATTCCAACATTTATCCTAATAAAAAACGGTGAAGAAATTAACCGCATAACTGGATTACAAACAAAGGAAAAATTAATTGAGTTTATTGATAATAAAAAAGATATTAAAAAGAATGTTTAATCCTGAAGATAAAAATATGATTCCAAAAGATCAAGAAATTATGGACTATTTGATCCTTAATGGTGGACTAGAAATAGTGGGGGTTGATTCATCAAACGGATCTTTTTTATATTCTTTTACCCCAAAAATTAAAGAACTTATGCCAGATCTATACACAGAGCATATAAATACTATAAATCAAGAAATGTTATCTCTTTGGGAAAAAGGGTATATAAATATAGACTTTCTTGCTGATGATCCAGTAATAACCTTATCAAAAAAGTCTCTTATAGATTCAGAAGTGGCAAAACTAAGTAAAGATGAGCAGTGGTCAGTTATGGAACTTAAACGTCTTATGTTTAAGAAAGAAAACTGATATAATCAGTATATAACCTAGGAGGTTTATTATGCCAGCAGGAAAAGGAAAGCCAGCAGGAGGATACCATGCAGGAGCAAAAGGCTCTTACGGATGCGATGGATATCCAACGGTAAGTGCAGATGGAACAGTACATGGATGTCATCCAACAAAGGCTAAAGCAGCAGCACAGGCTCGTGCTATATGGGCAAGTACTGCTCGTAAGTCAATTACATCAGTAGAAAAATCAATGGTCACAGAAGGTGACTTTGTTATGTTTATTAATGAAGATGATGAAATTGAAGTTGGTCGTGTTGAATATGTAATGACAAACCCTGGAACTCTAGGACTTCCTGGTTCTGAATATTCAATGGAATATGCTGAAGATGATAAGCCAGTTATTGTTCGTTGCTATGAAGAACAAGATGGTTCATGGTCTGAAGAAGAATATGTTTATTATGTTCGTATGTCAGAAGTAGTTAAAATTGAATCATTATCAGTATCTGTAGACTTAGTTGTTGAAATGGGTTCAACTGATTCAGGAATTCCACAAATGGATTCAGAAATGATGATGGCAATGTATGATGCACAAATTGGTAAAGCAGCAAAGCCTAAATATGAAGATTTAATTAAACCACGTAAGAGTGGATCAACACCTTCAAATCCAAGATTATATGCAGCAGTTGTACAAGCAGCAAAAGATAAGTTTGATGTTTATCCTTCTGCAGTTGCAAATGGATGGGTTGTTCAAGAATATAAACGTCGTGGTGGCACATATAAATCAGAAAAGCGTGACTATTCAACAACGTCTCGTGAAAGAATGGCAGAATCAGGAAATGCTATGCCAGATGGATCTTTCCCAATTGCAAATAGAGCAGATTTAATGAATGCTATTCAGTCTGTTGGTCGTGCAAAAGATTATGAAAAGGCTAAAGCACATATTATTCGTCGTGCAAGAGAACTTGGAGCAACTGATATGCTTCCAGAAAATTGGAATAACATGACTAGTAAAGGAATGACTGGTTGGGGTGGAAGTATTTTTGACCTTAATCCGTTTAAAAAATAATGCCAAAGAAAAAAGCAGGTTCATTTAATGCGACACAAATCAAAAATGGTAAGATTGTTCGTATGAATAAAAATGGAACAATTAAATCAATTATTGATAACTATGTTGTTAAACATCCAAAGAAGGATAAATAATGGCAGACACATATACACCAAATGATGGCATGAAGGCTGCTGCACGTCGTGCTTTAAAATATAAAGAAGATGGCAAAGCAAAAGGTGCTGGAACTCCAGTTGGATGGGGAAGAGCGACTGATATTGTAAATGGTGCATCCATGTCTCTTGATACTGTAAAAAGAATGTATTCTTTTTTTTCACGTCATGAGGTAGATAAAAAGGGTAAAGATTGGGATAACGCAGAAAATCCATCTAATGGAAAAATTATGTGGTTAGCCTGGGGCGGAGATGCAGGTTTTGCATGGAGTCGTGCAATAGTAGAACGTGAGAAGAAAAAAACAGAAAAAGCGTGGATTGGAAGCGCTTTTAGTTTCAAAAAGGGGTAGGTAAAATGGATGATTTAACTAAAGAAGAGTTAATACAACTATTAACATTCTATAGACAGAGTAAGTCTGATCTTGAACTTAATTTATTACAAACACAAATAAAGTTAAATAAGGCTATTAGTCTTGTAACTAACGATGTTCCAGTTCCAGCAACAAAAAAAGTTATTGACAAAAAAGAGTAGCAGTGGACTCTTTAAAAATATTTTTTTATACTTTACCAGCAGCCTTGACATTCATTGTTGTTTGGTCTATAATTAAAGTATCAAGCAAAGATAGAAATATATTTTTAAAAAAAATTACATATAGACAAAGTAATATATATGAAATTATTAAAGATGTTATTCCAAAAGAAATGTTTGATAAACCAAAAGTTATAACTCAGTCACAAAAACATGTTCAGAAAAACATGTTAAAAGTTGTAATAACTGAAGGAATGGCATATTGGACAGTTGACAATGTGTTTTATACTGCTAATTCTATTAATGGAAGAATAGATGAAAACACTATAAAACCAATAGATATGTACTCTGTGCCAAAAAAAGAATTAAAAAAGATGATGGACATCTTAGATGATTTAAATAAAGGGGTTGGGCCAAATGATAGTAGCAGTGCAGGGGACGACAGAATTTAAAGACTATAATGTCTTTCTTCGTGCAATGAGCGTTGCTTTGTCTACCATGAAGGAAGATGATCAGGAGTTTATAATTTATTCTGTTGGTCCATTAAATATAAATAATTTTGTTTCTGAGTTTTCAAATTTATCTGAAAGAGGCATGAAGGCAAGAGGAAAAAAGATTAAGTTTTATAATACTGCTCCAGCATGGCTAGATAAAAATATGGATCAGGTAAACTATTTTGCTTTTTTAAGCAAACCAAATGAATCAAAGTCTAGATTAGTTTATTCTGCTGAAGCAAAGAATATTGAAGTTGGACTTTTTAGATACTAAGGAGAGACATGTTTATTAGAAGTTTAAACACAATGGAAAAGATTGTCAATAAAAATGATAACCTATTGTGGAATGGTTGGGACGTAATTGATTTAAAAGAATCAGACGTTGCTAAAACATCAGTCAATGGAATTAGAATAAAAGATAAGTGGTATGTCCACAAAGTTTACAAACCTGGTCGTGATGGTTGGGATATCCCTAATAAGTATAGGGAGTAATCTTGAAACAGCATTTGTGGAAAGACGAGGCATCTTGTTTAGGCCTTGAAACAAACCTTTATTTTGAAGAATATGAGGACAAATTAGAACTTCGTAATGGAGTAGATAAAGTTTGTATGCAATGTCCCGTTAAAAAAATATGTTTTGCAAATGGTATATCTGGAAAAGAGTGGGGTGTTTGGGGTGGGGTATACTTAGAAGGTGGAGAAATTTCAAGGGAATTTAATAGGCATAAGTCAAAACAAGACTGGTCTAATACGTGGCAAGCATTGACAATGGAGTAATGATGATTATACAAATAATTGGTCTACCTGGATCTGGTAAAACAGAATTAGCAAAAGCACTTAAAGATCGTATTAACGCTATACATCTTAATGCAGATGAGATACGTGCAACAGTTAATTCTGATCTTGGGTTTACTCCAGAAGATCGTATAGAGCAGGCACGACGCATGGGAGAGATGGCAAGACTTATTGCTAAACAAGGAGTTGCTCCAGTTATTGTAGACTTTGTTTGTCCGACAGAACAAACTCGTGAGGCTTTTGGTAAGCCAGATATTCTTATCTGGATGAACACAATTGAAGAAGGACGCTTTGAAGACACTAATAGAATGTGGCAAGTTCCAAAAAACTATTCTTGTGCTTTTAATAATCATGAGTTAAATGCGTATGAAAAAGCAACAGAAGTTATATCATTGTATAACCTACACGATTGGTCTGCTCCAACAACCTTGATGCTTGGAAGATATCAACCTTGGCATGAAGGACACCATGCTTTGTATTTGCAGGCTGGAATGAGAACTAATCAGGTATTGCTTGGAGTCCGAAACACATACAATACAAGTGAAAAAGATCCACTTACATTTGATGAGGTAAAGGAATATATTGCTAAAGATGAGTTTATGGATGATGCAATGGTATTGCGTTTACCAAACATTACAAACATAGTTTATGGTAGAGATGTAGGATACAAAATTGAGCAGGTAGATTTGGGAGCAGACATTCATGCTATTTCTGCTACACAAAAACGTAAAGAATTAGGCATATGAGAGCAACTAAATCACGATCTGCAATTAAAGCAATAAGTTGGAGAATAATTGGAACTATTGATACTTTTGTTTTATCATATTTTATAACACATAAAACAATAACTGCTGCATCAATTGCAGGGCTTGAAGTATTAACTAAAACTATTTTATATTATTTTCATGAACGTAGTTGGAATAAAATTCAATGGGGCCGTAAATAATGTATACAGAATCTATGCGAAGAGTTGTGCACAACATTCAGCCACCAAAAGGTTTTGGCGTTAATATTATTGACAATGAACACTTTCTTACGATAAAATTAGATGAGAAGCAATTTGTAAAAATGTTTCATGATGAAAAAATTAAAGCACTTCAATATGTTGTTAACCTAAAGAATGCTTTAGAACAAAATGGTGCAATAGTATTAGTTACAAGGGAGGCAGTAACAGAATGAGCAAGGCATACTATACAAAAGAAATGTGGGATGCATTTAACAATATTGAATGTCCAGGTGGATTTCATATTAAAGTTGAAGATAAACTGTTTTTTTTAAAGGTAACTATTGATGAAGAACAATACAATAACATGACAGAAGAATCAAAGCCAGTTGTATATGGATATCTTAATGAAGTCAAAAAAACTTTAGAAGATCTTGGTGCAAGCGTACTTTTAATACAGGAAAAGTGGCATGGTTAAAAGAATCTTAAATTTATTTATTTGTAAAATTAAAAACCATAACTTTATAGATGCTGGATCCTGTCCCTTTACTGGCAAAAAATATAATGCATGTACAAGATGTGAAAATTTGGTAGCAGTATGAAAAAAAGATTACTTGTCTTAATAAGCATTGTTGGCATTTTTATTATATCTGGTGTTGCTTTGTTTGCATCAATATCAAAATCTTTTGATGGCATAAGCCTAAATGATGACGATTGGGATTTATAGTGCCTGAGAATGTAGTACAATAGAATTATGGAAAAAGGACTTTTAATATTTTTTATAACACTAACAGTTTCTTTTGCAATAGGATATGTTTCAGCAATGCAAAAATTAAAAAAGGTTAACTTTTCTTTGGCAGAATTATATGTGGCATATACAATGCTTGAAGATCTAAACAAAATTAAATTTAATAATGTTGATCAAAATGAAGATTCAATTCATAAAGAAAACTTTATTAAATTTTTATCTGACTCTCGTGATTGGGCATTTGAATATATAGAAAATTCTCAAAAAACTATTAAACAAGTTGCAGAACAATTAAACAAAGATGGTTTTGAACAACACTCAAAAAAATTACTAGAGTTATTACCAGAAAAGGTTGCAGAATAATATGAAAGAACTAATGCTTTCAATACTAACAGGTTTTGGATGTGGCATTGTATTTGCTGCATTCAAATTGCCAGTACCAGCACCTCCAGTTTTTGCTGGGGTAGCAGGCATAATAGGCCTATGGTCTGGCTACGCTATACTAACAAAAGTTATATCCTAGGAGGAATAATGAATAATATACTAAACGATAAAAACAAAGCAATTCTTGCATCATACGGACGATCTGTTCTTGGTGCTGTAATTGCACTTTATATGGCTGGCGTAACAGATCCTAAAGATCTTTGGGCTGCACTAGTTGCTGCTCTAGCACCAGTTGCATTGAGAGCACTTAATCCTAATGACAAGGCGTTTGGCGTACTGCCAAATACTGGTGCTGTTTCAGATGCACTTAGCAAGATTGTACCTGCTAAGAAGGCTCCAGCAAAGAAGAAGGCTGCTGCTAAGAAGTAGTTTGTATTAAAATGAGAAGCGGGTATATAATAAATGTATACCCGCTTTTCTAATAATTTGGAGACATTAATGAAAAAACTATTAGTTATCTTGCCAGTATACAATGAAGAAAAACTGGTTGAGAGAGCAATAAACAGTATACTAAATCAAACATTTCAAAACTTTGAACTATATATTATTAATGATTGTTCAACAGATAATTCATTGTTAAAAATAGAACAATATTTAGCCAATGATAAAGTTAAACTAATCAATAATACTCAAAATGGTGGTTGTTTTTATAGCAAAAATACTGGAATTCAATTAATGGAAAAACAAAATTTTGATGTTTACACAACACATGATGCTGATGATTTTTCTGACTCAACAAGATTTGAAAAAATAATGAATTTTTTTGATAATGATAGTTTACTTGCACTACAAGATACACAAATAAAAATTGGAAATGTAGCACCAGAATGGCATTCAAAACCAGGTGATGTTATTTATAATCATGCACATGCATTTTTTAGTAAAAAGGCTTTTAGTATATTTGGTTATCTTGATAACGTATTATGTGGAGCAGATACAGAATACTGGCACAGGGTTTTAAAATATGTAAGTATTAATAATAAATATAAAATAAAAAATTTTGATGAATTACTATATTATGCACAAGTGACAGATGATAATATGATTATTAGATATGGTTCTGATATTAGAGATCAGTATTTTAAAGAGCATATTAGTAAAACTAGTAATATGATTAAAGATAAAGACTTCTATAAACCATTTTTTTCTATTGAGGAGGCAATAAAATGAAAGCATTAGTTACTGGAGGAGCAGGTTTTATTGGTTCGCATATTGTTGATAAATTAATAGAAATGAATTATGATGTTATTGTTATTGATAACGAATCATCAAACTCTAATACTCAGTTTTATTGGAATGATAAAGCAAGTAATTATAAATATGATATTTGTGACTATGAAAAAACAAGACCCTTATATGATAATGTTGACTATGTTTTTCATGTTGCAGCAAAAGCAAGAATACAGGCAACAATGCTAGACCCTATTGAAACAATAAGAACTAATAGCCTTGGAACCATTACTGTTTTGCAATGTTCTAAAGAGGCAAATATTAAAAGATTTATTTATTCTTCTACATCATCTGCATATGGACTTAATCAAGTTCCCAATACTGAAACTCAAACAGATGACTGTTTAAATGTTTATTCTTTATCTAAAACTAATGGTGAAAAATTATGCTTAAACTATAACAAAATATTTAATTTACAAACAATATCACTTAGATATTTTAATGTTTATGGTGATAGACAGCCACTTAAAGGACAATATGCACCATTAATAGGGCTTTTTGGTAAACAAAAACAAGATAATCAATCTCTTACAATAGTTGGAGATGGAAAACAAAAAAGAGATTTTACACATGTTTCTGATGTTGTAAATGCTAATATTTTGGCAGCAACAAGCAATATAGATTCAAAATATTTTGGACAAATATTTAATATAGGAACTGGAAAAAATTATTCAGTAAATGAAATTGCTAAAATGTTTTCAGAAAATATAATCTATGTACCAGAAAGAGTTGGTGAGGCAAGGGAAACTCTTGCAGATATATCAAAAGCAAAAACTGTTTTAGGTTGGGAACCAAAAATTAATTTAATTGATTGGATAAGCAGTTGACTGATTTTGTATACATATGTAAAGATGGAGATAATGAAGAGTTAAAGTATTCAATTAGATCTGTTATATCGTCTTTCCCAGACTCAAACATATGGGTTGTTGGTGGAAAACCAAATTGGTATACAGGTAACTTTATTCAAGTTTCCCAAGTTTTTCATAAATATAGAAATGCTTTTGAAAACTTAAAAGAAATATCAGAGTCAAAAGATATAAATGAGAATTTTGTTTTAATGAATGATGATTTTTATATAGTAAAACCTATTACACAAATAAATACTTTTCATGGATTGCCATTACTTAAAAAGGTTGAACTGTATGAAAAATTAAACGGTAGGTCTCCATATACTAAAAAACTAAGAATGACATATGAAAGACTAATAAAACTAGGCTTCAATAATCCGCTTGATTATGAACTACATGTTCCAATGCCAATGGAAAAAGAAAAATTAAAAGAAGTATTGATACAGAGAGATACCTTTTTGTGGAGATCTATGTATGGAAATATGTTTAATATTGGTGGAACATACATGGAAGACGTTAAAGTTTATTTAAATGGTGCATTGGTAGCAAAGTCACACGATATTAAACAAGATCAATCAATATACTTATCAAGTTCTGATAGTTCTTCTAAATATATAATATCCAATATACTTAGACCACAGTTTAAATCAAAAACTAAATTTGAGAGATAACTTCTAACCACTTATCTTTAAGGATACTATTAGAGAAATTGTTAAATCCTATATTAAATGCTTTTTCTTTTTCATCCTGTTTATTTGTTAGACCAATATAATTGTCAACGCATAACGCTAACTCTTTTCTGTTAGCCTCAAATAACTCAATTCTAACTTTTGTTCTAAAAGTACCAAGCGATGAAGATTTAACCAACCAATTTGCTGGAAGTATTTCATTGTTTGGAGATATGTCTGTCATAAAAACTGGGAGTCCAGAAAGCAATGACTCATTCATAGGTAAACAAAGACCAGCATATCGTCTAGGAAGTATCATAGCGTCAAACCCAGCATACATATCTTCCCTATTATCTGGATTACCAATCTCAATTGTTAACCTAGAGTCTTTTATATTAGTTTCTACTTCATTTTGACTTCTTATAACTAATTCATAGTCAGCCTTTGAATACCGCAACATTTCAAGAACTGTATCCGTTCCATTTCTATCTTTTGCTGCTTTTCTACCAGTAATATGCAATATTCTATTGTGATCTTTAGACATATTTATTTCTTTAGCATTAATAAATGTACTTGGATTAGTTGGTGGTGGCAAGTACATAACATTTGATTTACTGCCAAAAAGTTTTTTAACATGGTTTATATTCCAACTGCTAGGTGCTAACAAAAAATCTGCTACTGGGAGTTCTGGCGTAGAAAGATTTCCAAAAAGTTCATAATTGTATTGAAGAATTGTTTTAACGTTTCTTCTTTTAGCATACTTTACAAAGTTTTGATCATAAAATGTTTCACAACTTATAACAACATCAAGGTTTTCAAGAAAAGAAACAATTTCTTCTTTAGTTGGAAAACCATTTGTTTTAATTGTTTCATATTTTTGATACCATTCTGGATGTTGTTTATTTTTGTTAAAGGAAGTTGAGTCAATAAGCATAACCTTATTTGGAGTAAGCATATTAACTAATTCTCTTGTTTGATTTCCAAGTCCAGTATTATCTGATCTGGCAATAATACCAACTCTCATTGTTTATTAAACCAAACATCATCATCTGATGTAAACTTTCTTCCACCTTCACGACCATCTAAATGATAAGATCTTTTAATACTTCCTTCTGGATGATATATCCAAAGTTTATGTTTGTTCCAACCTTCTTCAAAAAAAATATTATATGGTGAAATATCATCTTGAATTATTCCATGGGTTGTGTCTTCAATAAAAACTTTATCTTCAAGGGGAGGAAGTATTACGTCTCTATAGTATGAAACCCTGCTAAGATGTGGTCTTTGACTCCATTGGGATGTTTTCATAAATCCATCTTCAAGTCCAAACATTAAGTGATTATGCGGTTCTGGAATTGATGCTTCAAAATGAAAACGAATGGTGTTTGCTTTTTCATATTCAATTAAGTCAAGACACTTTTGCCAATCAATTCCTACATCTGGTGTTAATGGTGTATCTCCTTCAACATAAAGCAATAGCGATGTTTGTATTTGATTAATAGTTTTACGCATCATTGTACTTTGATGGCTATGTTTATCAAAAATTATTGGAAGTACATTTTCATATTCATGTAAACATTTCCATAAAATTCTATTTTTATATTCATTATAATCATTTTCACGATCCATTTGCTCTTGTCGTAATCCATCTATTTGCATTATTATTTCATTTTTAGGAAAATGAACTCTAATAGAGTTGATTGTTTCATCAATAATATGTGTGTTTGGATGACTTGGCAATACAGATGTAGCCAATATAATTGTTACATCATCTTTATTCATTAACTTGCCTCATAATTTTTATTCCAAGATCTCGTTTATACTTTATCCACCAGCATACCACTTTATGCATATTTTTAGGATATTGATTTAATAATTCAGGAACTAAAAAGCGTAATTCATTCCAAGTAGAAACAAATTCTACTGGCATGTTATCTCCAAACAAAATATTATAAAAATCAATAGCATTACCTTTTGGATCAACTTTATCTCCTATGGGAAGACATAACATTTCTATGGCTTCAAAGAATCTAAAAGAGTCTATTACAACTGCGCCAGAAGGTGCTGGAGCAATTTTAGCACTAGCAAGGTTGCGGTAGTAGTCTTTTGGTTCATCACCCTGTGCAAAGCCTGCTGTAGGCTTAAAAAGGGTATCTGGCATTGTTTGTATAGCCTTTGCTAATTGCTGTCTTCTTGAATGAGTAATTTGTCCACCAAAATATAAATTATAATGTTTAATAGGATAATCTGGAATAAATTGTTTTAAATGTTGAGGAACACCTATTGGAAGTTTATTATATTCTTTGTGTTTTTCATGAGGGTATTGAATCCATATTTCAGCATTAGGATGATTAATTTTACTTATATCAAAGATACCTTCTTCATCTCCCGTTATAAACAAAACCAATCTAGATATGTTTTGTATTTCATCATTGATATATTCTTCATGACCAACATTTTGAGGTCCAGGAATTACAATAAAGCCACGATCAACTTTTGGTATAGAGGTTACTTTTGTTTGTTCTATTTCATATTTATTAAAAATTTCTTTAAGTAAACCATAGTCCCACTTATCAGCAGCACAGTCAGTTTCATCAAAAGAATATAAATATGTTTTTATCAATTTATAACCTTCCAAAGTTTTTCTTCTACAACTAACTTGCCAATAAGATCTTCATCTATGTATGAACGATTTGAAGCCAAAGTAATTTGTGAGTTATAAGTTTTAATTGCATCAATTTTATGTTTAGTAAAATTAACTGAAATATTTTCTAAATCATGAATAGATTTAAATTTATCTAATCTATTTTTATACAAATCTGGATATGACACTCTATAAGGAAGTTCTGCATAAATAAAATATGTTTTATTAAAATCTTTCATTAAATTAAATAATGTTTCAGATAGTAAAACATGGTCTGGATGATGTATTCCTAATGGAATATAAACATTTTGATATTCATTAATTATATTTTTTATCCAATTATTTAAATCTTCTTCATTTTGTTTGCCGTAAACATCATCAAATAGTTCACCATTAATAACATTAGCATTGATCATAGAGCAAGCCTTATCATGCTCTTGTCTTAATATAGTATGTTTTTTATGCCCTACTTCATCTGTTGGAATGCCCGCAAATGCTGAAGCAATTGTAAATTTATTATCATTATTATCAATAATGTAATCACCTAAAGAAAAGATTGCATCATCTGTATGTGGGCAAAAGACAATGCTACTCATAAAAGAAATGGACCTCATGTTGATAATCAATAAATGTTTCTGTATAACCAATGTCTTTAATAAAATTTCTTAAATCATATAAATATTCATTCCACTGTTGTATCATAAACTCAGGATGACCAGATAACCAAATTTTAGGTTTATGCTCTTTTAAAACTTTTTCCGCACCACCAAGAACTCTCCACTCGCTTCCTTCTACATCTAAAGAAATAGCGGTAGGTGGTTTAATACCGTGATCATATACACAAGAATCTATAGTAATTTGACCATATGAATCACCTTCAAGATATAATTCTTTAAATCCATGTGCTGCTTCAATCACATCATTAACTTCTGGTGGCCATTCATTATAATAAATACGTGCAAGATTGTTTATTTTATCAGAAGCAAATCCAGGAATACATGCTAAAGGAAGTTCTAAATTGTTTGCAGTCCAAGTTGCA